CTTTCCAACAACATTCTAACTGTCTGACATACTTTCTCTTGAACTATAAAGAATTCATTACCTATCTCAAATGTCCTTGCCTTCCCAACAAATTTTTCCCATGTTTCTGTGAATATTTTCTACCCAAGAATACTTCGTTTCAGTCTTCCAGGATTGTGTAAAAATCACTGGAATGGGTTGCATCCCTGTCCAAAAATTTTGAGAAGCTTTCATTACAGGTTGAAATGCATGAATTTTCTTTCCACTCGGATTAACTTCCAATAGTACATCTTCCATTACTTCTTTTACTTGAGTTGGGCCTAAGAAATATCCGGCTGCTGCACCTAAATACAAGTCTCTTGTTCTTTCCATCGTCACAACTGGGTCACATTTTCCAATCTTGTCTGAGACATCAAAAGAATTATACATGTAGTCCAATGCCTCTGGGACATGATCCATCACTCTTTTCAATGAATCCGTTATGACATCCGTTGGCCTACTATGTTTAGCCATGATCCGAACTACCTTCTCATCATCCATTCCCCTCATTGCTGAGATGACGTGTGGACGTTGATTGGTTCCTCCAAATGCTTTATTATACTGAGATTGTGTTTGCAAGACCAATCCCAATAAGCTACAAATTTCTTCACTCTTCTTCACGGATTTATTATTGGTCATACACAACAAAGGACGGAATACCTCTTTCTTATACCAGGTGTAATCTTTGTCTATTCCATACAACTCTCTAAATGTTTCCATATCTGCTTTCTTCACAGCATCTTCTACTCCTTTGGAAGGGATCTGAAGAGGATCATCTTTCGCGGCTATTACTCTACTTGATGGTGCTAAAATTTCATGAATATTAGTATGACCTGTCGCTTTAATAGCATTTCGAATTTTAACATCTTGATTGAGTCCTTTCTTTTTCTGAACCACTATCCCCCCTGTTACTACGAACAGACTCTCCACGTGGGATACCGTTAACGCTAGCATTTCTTCTTTAGATCTCAACCGACCTTCCGTCACACGAGGTATCAGTACTGGCTCTACCTGTAGTGTGCTTCGGAATGTTAAAATTAAGTCACAGGGACACACTTCACTGTGGTGACAACGCATGGGACCCTTCCATTCATAACTTATCATCCTTTCTCTTGGTTTCATCTTAAACGGGGGAACTCCAGGGCATTCACACTGTTCTTGAGGATGTAGGGT